GAAACGCTCAGGCCTGATGTCAATTCCGCTGGTGAGGGCCTAATGGCTGATTTCTATGCGCGTATGGCAACGATGGCTAAGGCCCTGCTTGATAAGCGTGGACAGACTGTAAAGATCGTGCGCAGCGGTGACACCATTGATCCGGTGACCGGTGATGTAACTGAAGGGGTAGACACCGTGTATAAGCCAAAAGGCGTGCTTACCAATTACAATGACGCAGATATTGACGGCACCAGGATTGTTAAAGGCGACAGGCTGTTGATACTCGACGCCACCACGGAGCCAAAGACCAGCGATAAGCCTATTATAAACGGTGCTGAATGGACAGTGGTGGCGATTGAATCAATAAACCCTGCCGGAACTCCGGTGGCTTACAAAGTACAGGTACGGGGATAAACATGGCAGAAATACCGCTGGATAAATTGGCCGAAACACTTGGGGCGACACTGGATGAAACCGCAAGGGCTGTCAAGATTTCGACATTTACCGGGATTATCCGGGATACGCGGGTGGATACCGGGCGGCTGCGGGGCAACTGGCAAACGTCAACCGGCAGGCCGGCAGATGGTGAAATAGAACGAAAAGACAAGGTTCCACAAGGCACAGACGGTGGGGCAGCTCAAGAAGAGGTAATGCAAACAGTGAAGGGCGATACTGTAGATTACATCACAAACAACCTGCCTTATGCGGAGGTATTTGAAGAGCGCGATGGCATGATTTCTCGGAATGTCGCCAGGATAGATAGAAATATACGAGAAGCGATAAAGGGAAACAGATGAGTTCTGTCAAAATCGATCAAGCGCTTCTTTCTGCTTTTATTGATGGCGCGTTTTCCATGCCAATAGCCCATGAAAACCTGGCGTTCACCCCAGGCTCTGACGCCTATGCGGAAGTGCTGATCTTGCAGAACGATACGACGCCCTGGAGCTTGAAGCACAGTAACGAAACTGATGGAATACTGCGCATAATACTTCGTTACCCGGCAGACACCGGCGCAATAGCAGCCAAGCAGAAAGCAGAGGAAATATTCAACGTGTTTAAAATCGGCTCGCGCCATGTTTATGATGGCGCAACCGTGACGATAACGAGCAATCAGCGCGCGAGGGGAGTACAAGAAACAGGATGGTATAAGCTGGTGCTATCCATGCAATATAAAGCATATCTAAAACGCTAACAAAGAGGTAAAAAAATGGCAGACAATATTAACATTTCGGTAGGCACAGAGTTACACATCGCCGCAGCGGAACCGGCCACTTATGACAAGGCCGGGTTCGCCGCACTTTCTTACACTGAAGTAGGCGAAGTGGGTGACATCCCGCAGTTTGGCGGAACGGCCCAAATCGCAGAGTTTACGCCTATAAAGTCGGGCACCGTGAACAAAGCCAAAGGGACAATCAATTACGGATCGAGCAACATCAACCTTGCCACCGTGTTTAGCGATGCAGGTCAGGCTATGATGCAGTCCGGCTTTGATGGTGCAAATCGGAACGTGGTTCACAGCGTTAAGCTGGTCAACGCAAAGATCGGCACCGTGTATTTTACCGCCATGATATCAAGCTGGCAGTATAACTACGGCGATGCCAACACCGTGCATCAGGCTCAGGCCACGCTGGAACTCACCAATAAGCCTGTGGTTGATGCAGACGTGTTTACTGTGACTTACACCGCTGATGCTGGGTTGTACATCGTCGGGCCTTCCGTGCAGCTTGTACCGTCCGGCGGCGATGCGGAACCGGTTTATGCTGCTGAGGATACGGCTACATTCAGCGCATGGGATGACGCCACGGCAACCCAGCTTCGGCATGATACCAATATCACGGCAGACGCGACTTACAACGCCAACGCGGTGTAATAGTTCGGCACTCCCATGCCGATAGGGGATTTCTGTGTTCTCGCTGTCGCATAGAAATCCCCACCTTTTACAACTGACAGCGAAAGGTGACAGCGATGAAAATAAATAAATACAACACACGAGACGCTTGCAACATCCCGAAGCCTTTGAGCCTAAAAGATCCGTTTACCGGGGAAACCATCATCGACGAGCACGGCAAGACGGTTGACATATTCATTTATGGCCTGGATTCAGACGTGGCAAAAAACGCGTTCCGTGACAGGGAGCGGCGCTATGGTCGCCAGGCAACATTGACGCCGGAGCAGGAAGATCAGGCAGGATCCGAGTTTTTGGCCGCGGTAACGCAGGGCTGGAGCCAGAACCTGGAAGATGAAGGTGGCCCGATAGAGTTCACGAAAGAAGCGGCGATTAAGCTTTACAAAGAGAACGGTTGGATCGCAAGCCAGGTATGGCGATTCCACCGGAACCTGGCGAATTACGACCCTTTGCGATAGCCCAGGTCAAGCAGTACGTCCGCGTGCTGGCCTGGTTGCACTCGACACCCAAAAAAGCGGAGAAAACCCGATATGAAATGTTTGAAGGCACAGAAAAAGCAGAAATACCGGAACTGGACTGGGGGCAGCACTTGATTGACATGCTGGCAGAAATAGGATTTGCGCGGCCCGGATCTGCTGGCCCCATCCCGGTATCTTATGCCGAGATCGAAGCCTGGCAGCGGACAACAAATGCAGAATTGCCGTCGAACGAGGCTGTACTGCTGCGCCAGCTAAGCTCTGCATACTGCAATCAGCTTATTGATTCCGAAAAGCCGGAGTGCCCGCGGCCTGATGCAATAGGGCCGCATGATGCAGACGCCCGTGGGAAGGTGGCCCACAATTTCAAAGCCATGATAAAAGCATACAAAAGCGAGCACTGATGGATGTCACACGTCTTACATTAGCTATAGATTCCAGCCAGGTCAAGGGCGCAAAGCGCGATCTTGACCAGATGGAGCAAGCCGGGGGCAGGCTGACTAACCGGATGGGAGGGCTTAGACGCGCCATCGTTGGTGTTGGTGTTGCAGCCGCATCTTATCTGACTTTCCGGGCGGTTGTAGGTGGCTTTCAATCTGTCATTACCGCGGCATCCGACCTCGAAGAAACCATGAATAAGTTCAACGTGGTTTTCCGGGGCATGGAGGATCAGGCAGATGAATGGACCGAGAATCTGCAAGAAAATTTCAACATGTCCGAAACTTCGGCCCGGTCCTACCTGGCATCAATCCAAGACATGCTTGTGCCAATGGGCATGGCCAGGGAAGAGGCCGGGCAGCTTTCCAACAAAATTGTTAAACTGTCTGCGGATATCGGCAGCTTCAATAATATGCCCACCGCAGACGTAATGCGTGACATCCAATCGGCATTAGCGGGCCAATATGAACCACTCCGAAAATATGGCGTAATGCTCAGTGCTACCAAGATTCAGCAGGAGGCACTAAACGCTGGGCTGGCGAACACAAAAGACGAGCTTACCGAGTCTGACAAGGCCATGACAGCCTATCGGCTCATCCTGGAGGGATCAGCTGATGCCATTGGCGATGTTGAGCGTTCGCAGGGAAGTTATGCCTACGAAGTGCGGCGGCTGACCGCAAATATTGATGACTTAAAAACCGAAATCGGGAAAGAATTGCTGCCGGTTTTTTCTGATATGCTGGAAAATACAAACCAATGGATTTCCGACAATGACGAACTTTTAAAGCAAAGAATACCTGAATACGTTGAGAGCTTTGCAAGTGGAGTAGAGACAGCCGCGAGATTTATGGGCAATCTGGCTGTAAATGCCCGGAGAGCTTATATTTTTTCCACCGCTTTAATGCGGCCGGATAGAGCGGGGGCAGAAGCATGGAGGCTGATAAGGGGGGAAGTCGAAAAAGCAGATGAACACCTCCGGTCTATGCAGGATTATGACCTCCAAGGAAACATATCCGGCCTTGAAGGCATTGACCGCTTGACCGACCGCATAGAAGATACCGGCGCCGCAGCCGAAGGAATCGCCAAATCCATACAGACCATGGCCGCAAAAACTGACAAGATGGGCCAGAGCTTTGATGTTCTGACTCCCAGCTTTCTTCAAGTTGTAGGCGACCTTGAAGAACAGCGCAAGCAACTATTGATGACCGAGGTTGAGTGGGAAAAATATCAGCGCGTGCTTAAATCCGGCGTTGATCCCACGAGCGACCGGGCAGATGAGATCCGGAATATGGTTGATCGCATTTATGAGATGCGGCGGGCCATGGAATGGGACGAGAAGGCTGGGGCGCCTGCTGGGATCGGCCCGGAAATGGCCGGGGAACATGACGAGGAGATGCGGCGGATACTTGACCGTGATAAGGACACGCGGGAGGGCATCAGCAGCGGGTGGCAGGGCTTGGTTGGCGATATGGAGAACGCATTCGATGGCTGGGCTAGTTATTATTCCAGAGAGTTAAACGACATGCTCTGGGACTCGGAGTTTTCATTTAAAAGAATCGCTGAATCCTTTGGCCGGATGATCACCGAAATGATGATCCAAAAACAAATGATGCGGCTGTCTGAAGGTATTTCCAGCTGGGTTAGTGGCTTGTTTGCCAGCGAGCACGGAAACGTTTTTTCCGGCGGTTATCATGTTGAAAAATACGCCAGGGGCGGAATAGTGGACAAGCCCACAATATTTCCCATGGCAAATGGTGCCGGGCTTATGGGCGAGGCCGGGGCTGAAGCCATCATGCCACTTACCCGCATAGGCGGGGATCTGGGGGTAAAGGCCCAGACCGGGCCGCAAAATGTGCGAATTGAGATCCACAACGATTCCGTCCAGGGTTTGGAGGTAACAGAGGCCAGATCCGAATTTGACGCCCAGGGTATGATTGTAAGCCTCTGGATCGACGCATATCAGCGCAACAAGGGCGGGCTTAGGAATGCGATTGGAGGATGAGAAGGCAGCAAGTGAGTTGTCAGTAGTGAGTAGTGAGTAAAAAACAGAAATGAGTTAAAGGCGGGTGAAGCCATTGGCAGATTTTCCAGACATACCAAATCCGAGTTATCAATCCGGGGGCAAGAATGTAAAGGCCCAGGTGCGCACAGAGTTTGAGGCAGGCTATGTGCAAAGCCGGGCAAGGCATTCCAGGGCCAGAAAAACTTTTTCCCTTACCTGGAACTATTTAAGGGAGGCTGATTTCGCGCTACTTGAAGCCTTTTTTGAAGCCAACCAGGGCGGGATGTTTACCTACAGCTTTTTGGGCACTGGAAATTATCGCTTTTCAGACGATGAGCTTAACTGGACCTGGAATAATTATCAGACCAGGCAGGTCAAGCTGAATGTGGAGGAAGTATAGATGCCCCTGCCCCTGTCATCTGTAGCTATTGAAGAAAAAAACAAGATTGCCACAAGCGATTCTGTTTTTCTGCTGGCTTTAAAAATCGAAATCCCTGGAATGGCAACGCCCATCCGGGTGGTGGCAAACACCGAAGATATAACCTGGCAGGGTGAAACCTGGCAGGCGTTTCCATTTGAGATCAATGAAATTTCCGAGGCCGATTC